TGGTATTAACAATTAGAAGTCTTCATATGACTGTGGATCGTTGGAACCAATTTTGGAGTAAATATTCACAATATGGATATCAAAAAGCTTCATAGTTACATTATATTAGGAGAGAACCCATCTGAATATTTGAAGGAAAACAATGAACCTACTTTAGAACAGGCAATTAAAATATTAAGAAAGTCCAACCGAAGTAAAATAGAAATACAATTTTATACTTGGATTAGGAAAAATCTAGAAACTCCTGAGCTAGCAAAATTGGAGAATGAAATTAATAATAAATATGGTTCTGAATATTTAGACTTGAAGATAATGAACATTCTAAAGAATAATCTTTTTGTTTTTAAGCTTTACTTTGCATTACAAGGCGATGACTTGGGGATTACTGTCGACAAAGTTCGTCATGAATACGGACAAAGGACTGTAGATGACATGAACGTGCTGGTAGACCAAGGGTGTTTAAAAATAGAGGATGGTTCTTACAAAACGTTAAATAATAAATTTAAAGTTTTAGATTCAGTTAGTTTACTAGAAATTTTTAAGAAAATATTTGAATACGAACATTATTTGAAAATGAAGAAAATGAGTGAAGCTACATATGATTTTACCTGTGGAATGGTTGAAAAAGATGACATCCCTGATATTAGAGACTTCGCTAAAAAAAATGCAAAAAGGATATTCGATTTTATACAAGGTAAGTTAGAAAAAAAGAAAATGACAGGTACCAGTGATAAAGGAGAATTTGTAGTGTATTCATCATTTTTGACTATTTTAAAACAACTGATTGTTATTCTGACGATAACATTTTCTTGTTTCTTAACAATCCCTTCCGATTTACAGGCAATTGGAGGTATGGGTGGTGGAGAACCCGATGGTACAGGAGGAGGTGGTTCTGGCAATGATAATACTCGCATTAATCATAGTATGGGGATAATTCCTAGCCCAATAGCAAGAAAAAATTACGACAAAACTATCTTTGCATATCTAACATCTTTTTTTAAAGATTTAATAGACTTTACACACCCAGACTCCATTATTACGGCTACTAACAAAGAGGATAATTCTAATTCTGGAGAGGCACCGCATTCTGTCAATGATACTTAATTCTCATTTCTTCCTTTTAATTAGCCTCAAACATAGTAGGCTTATAAATCTATAGGGGTCTTTTTTAAAAGCACTTCCTATCTCCACTAGCCCCATCAGTATATCATCAGCAGAAAACGCTACTACACCGACTATTAATCCTCTGGTCCCTTCACTTAATGATGAAGATTCTAAACCAAGATTGGTAAGAGCTCCAGCAAAAGCCGCTAAAAATAAACCTCTAATAAAATACACTGGTCGATAGTTAGAAGTAACTAAACATCTAGCAATTCCTGCACATACTGAAATAAATAGAAATATAAATGTTCGTCTTACTTCACTGGGAAAAATACTAATCCACTGATTCCATCTTTCATACATTTTCTTTTCTCCTTAAAAGACTCTCATTATGTAGACACAGCTGAAATACTCTGGTCGATTATCTTGACCTTCTATTTGTTTAACCGTTTGGTGGTTATGTTGGAAATTATGACCTTTATTTAGACTTTCTTTGGTGTGTGATCTACTAACAGGGCCAGTAGTTTTGTTTATTTCATTGGTACTATCTGCTCCGATGTTACCGCGAGTGTAGTAAGTTCCTTCTACCCAAGCACCAGATTCTTGAGTCGCTAAATAGTCCTCACCTTTTTGAACTCTAAAAACAGAGGTCATTCTATTTAGCGTAATTGTGTTCATTGGGTCATTTTTTTTACCAGGATCATTGTCATTGGTACTTACAAGAAAAAAATTGCTTCGTTTAAAATTAGGATCATATCCCGTTCTTACTTCGCTCCATTTATGAGTATGAGGTGGAATAGTATGATCGTGTTTGAAGTTATGCACATGAGGCATAGGGTGGCTGTGTTTGAAGTTAATTAACTGTAATTTATCGTCTGTTATATGGTGATGTTCTGCGTTATTAGTCCCTCCAAATTGACCAATCATACTAAAATCAGATCCCATTAAAAATCTACCTCGTAGATCCGGTAAATAACGTTCTTCACTAAGAGGATATAGCTTTGATTCTTTATGCGAGTATTTTCTACCATCGCAAATTACCCAACCACGATCAGGTTTGATATCAGCCTCTTTGAATTGACCTTCTTTATCAAAATAACCGTTGATCCAGGGAACAATAGTACCAATAGGTGCTGCAGCAATACCAATATTATAGGATAGTGTAGCAAGGCGAGGGATCAGATCCTTTAATAACTCTCTTTTTAAGCTCTCTATTTCCATTTTTTCCATTAGGTTTTTACCTCCCTTAGATATAAATACCGATTACTTACTTTAACAATATTGTCATCTCCATCAGCATCTGCCGTCCAACGTAAGGATAGTTTATTGGTTCCTTTTTCTACCTTGATAATATCGGTTAAACGGATACGAATTGGTCTGTCTTTGGGTAAGAGATATGACTCTGTTAAAATTTCTTTATTATTTAAATAAACACTAATACCAAGACCTGCGCTGATATTACTAGTGACAGACAGGGCATATCTCACTTCTATAATTTCGGTAGTGTTTATAAGACTGGTAGTAAGGTCAGATTCTATTAAATCAGTATTAACCTTGATTGATAAGGGTTTGTCCTTGATGGCAAGACTTTCATTAAATTGGTTTTTGGCTAGTTTGTTAATTGCTTCGTAGAGTTGATTATTATCGTACTTATCTAACACCATACCAGATTTCTCAATAGTGCCAGCTAATTCTTCTTGAACCGTATTTAACCAATCAGCACTCAATATAGTTCCTTGCATACCTAAAGTTGGATTACCATCATGAAACCTATTATTAACATGGCCTGGAGCGTCAATTCTTTTCATCTTTCTTCCTTATAACCTAGAATCGCTATTGAATGAGCCGGTTTAAAACGCTGTACCAATTCATTTAAATGATCCTCTAAGTCAAAGTTATTTAATGCCCTACCTACCTTTTCTCCACTTCGCATAGTAAAGTGAAGTTTTGTTTTTAACCCTTCTATTTTCCAGATATGAGTCCACCTTTCATTATTAACCGGATCTCCTGCAATTGATTTACCAATTCTAAAGGGTTTATATTCTGTAATATTAATCTCGCTATCAGGCTGATATAGATTGGCAATACGACTGAAATAGCTTTTGGTTTGACCACCCCTTAAAGCCATCTTAGCAGCTATAACAGTTCTTCTTTTGTCAAGATCAACTCTCTTATCAGTATCTATACCCGTCATTCTCTCCCAATCAACTATGGTCATAATGCCCATAATTGGATCTGCTTCATCAAATAACCTTTCTGCCATTTTATGAACCCTTACTAATTCTTCAGCTAATCCTTTTAAGAGTTTTGTTAAATTAGAGTTGTGATTTAAGTTCCACGCAAAGCCTCTTGGAAATAAGGATTGTAATTGTTTTGTATAAGCGTCTAAATCCATTCTATCTTACCTATTACCGCTATTTGTGCTGTTTTAAGAACAATATCAGTCGTTGGATATAGTAGAGTATGATCTACTTCATGAGGTGACTTGGATATTGCTTCCCTTAAATGACTTAGAAAAATAGTTCCTTCAGGCTCGGCTTCTCTGCCTAGTAAATCTCTTAAATTGGCTTCTATGGCAATATGGACAATTTGGTTATTAGGTTTCACCTTAATTTTAAAATCTATTTTTACTGGAATGGGCTTGAAAACAAAGACTTCAGCTGTAACGGGTCTTTTTTCATCAATATAATCTTGAACTAATTGGATAGCCTTGTTATCAGGAATAATATTATCATTACCATCCATTACAAAAGTGATCCCAATAGTACCAACACCCATACGAGAAGGAAATATCCATGCTCTGGTCACTCCAGGAACTTCTAAGGTCCACGCTAAATAGTCATTGTAGCTACCTCCATGAGGAGGATTTCTTATTCTACCAAGTAGTCTTTTGCGAAGACTGTCATCACTTTCTTCATCTTTACCGCTAGTAATACCCTTTTTTGATACCGTACACTCAGAATTAATCTCTTCAATTGGAGAAACTAAGGTTAATGTTGTATTCGCTTCACAATTACCTATATCTCCAAATGATTTACATATTACGGGTATATGAGCTTCTTTGTTTGAGATGCTTATTTCTTCATCAGTTTCATATTTGATGCTATCATCTCTCTGAATAGTGGTAGATTTGGGAATAATTGCACCATCTTGACCGGTAAAGATAACTTCTCCTTCTGCAAATGCAGCGGCTTTACGACTGACACCGAATATATAAGCTTGTCTTTCTAAATATTCTTTTTCTGATGTATCGGGAAAAAGTTGTTTTAGTATCCAATCAATATAACCATAAAGAAGATATACAGCTGCGGCCATGACTCTGGCGATTACTCGAACAAAGGCTCTTCGTAAAACTGCGGTTTGTATTTCTAAATGGGCAATTAGATCGGCTTGAATGCGATCAATTAATTCTTTTAATGACGGTCTTTTGTAACTCATAATTTCTCCATTTGATTTTGCCAATTAAGGGCATATCTGAATTGTTTGGTTTTAGAAGGTTGGTGAATAGAGATGTTAAGTACTATTAGGTCCTTTTGATATTCGGTCCTAACCTCAATGAAATCTGCAACTCCATCATCAATTATCCATTTAAGAGCGTCTAATGCATAATCTTCTGCTTTATTGAGGGTTTCATTTGTTCTTTTTTCTCTTTGTAAGAGCCATAGCTTTGAGCCTATTTGGTCATTGAGTTGGTCGGTAAATAAATCTCCCCACCAGCCTTGTTTGTCTGCATCGTTAGGGTATTCATTGACTCTAGTATCGGTGAATAGAGAAAGGATAATTGCCGTTTCTAGTCCATTGTCTAGTAGTAGGTCGTTAGATAGAGATATCTCTAGTTGCTGGTATTGGTATTTTAGCGCGACATCAGACATAGAGATCTCATTCCTGAAGTTAAAATAATGACCTTCAGTTTGTTATTCTGATTTTTAAATGAGAGGTGTAATAAGTGTAATGTAACGTAATATAATTACATAAACGTTTTACATTACATTACACTAATCGATTAAACATTCAGTCAACTGCTCAATGTTTGTGCAAACAGAAAACAATGTTGATATTATGAGTCAAAGAAGTATGGTTATTGGATTAATTACTACCTTATTTAACGATCCCGGTGGAATTCTTTAAGTTGCTGCTTTGTCACTTCAAATTTAGGGCTCACTAATGGTTGAGGGCCTCCTTGGGTCATAGTCTTAGCTTCAGTAACCGCATCCATCCAACTAGAAATCACAGATATTAAATCGTCTTTACCATTAGAAATTTTCACCGTCTTTGTATTAACTTCAAAATGCTTAGTATTTATCTCAATTTCATTACCTCTCTTTAATACAATGGAATCCCCTTCATCAGAATAAATAGCCACCTCTCCTTGTTTTAGTCCTTTCAACCTATAACGCCTATCATCAACAGCAATTACTAATCCATGTGAACGGTCACCACCAACAAATAAACATACCCCCTCAGCTCCATTATGAGGATGAGAAGTAAAACCATAATTTTGGACCCTTTCAACCCCATCTCGTAACTCACCATTTAGTAGAGATATTTGAAGAGCCTGCATTTTACTATCATCATTAACAGCTTTAATTACAGCTCTGCCAATTATAAGCATTATTCGTCTTTGAAGGGGAGCCAAGAATCTACGTAGTATTTCTACCATCCTAAATCCTTTGTATTGGATGTATTACTTGTAGATTGAAGCTTGTAAGCACTTGGATTAGTTAGTTCTAATATGGTAACAGTTCCATTATGATCTTTAGAAAAAGTAACAGCACTAATAAGCATATCGTTATCTAAATTGGCCCAAGGTGAAGAAATATTAGTTAAAAGATTGGGTTTCCACAACCTACCATCTTTTTGTCTCCATCCTTGAACAGCAACGGTTATTTTGCTTGACCTTGCTTCTCTAACTGTTTTTTCCCAATTAGCCCTATCTTGGCATGACTTTTCATCTACCTGAGTTTCTGCATTTATTATCAATGGTCTAAACCGCTTAATGGCTGAATCACTTACTTCAGCAAATTGATTGGTTTTTTCTCCCCACTGTTCATCGTTACCAGTCTTTAATCCTTTGATGATATATCTACTAAACCGGTCTTTATGACTAAATTTGGCAGATAAAGATTTGATATTTTTTCCTTGTTCTAAACTTTCAGAGGCTCTTTGATTACCAACTCTAGTTATAACAATTCCTCCTTCACCGTCAGACACTAATAAAACACCAGTTTTTCTTGCTGCTTTCTCCAAACATTCAAAGACAGTTTCTCCTTGATCAGCGCTGTGACTTTCAATTGTATTTACCGTAACTTTTTCTTCAACCGGAATACCAAAAGGAGAAAGGAGTTCTTTGGCAATTTGAGTAATCGTTTGATTGGACCATGATCCAGGTGTATTTGTAACTGAGCAGTCAACTAAATCAGCGGATTTATCTCTGCCATTAATAGTAATGTTATGATTATGAGAATCATAGTTTACAAAGATCTCATCAATATAGCCAGTCAATACAATATCAGTGCCAATAAAAACTGAACTTTTAGATCCTGGTTTGATAGTTGGTATCGATTCATATTCATCAGGTATTGAAGTGGCCGTTAAAGAGAAAGAACCACTGATAGCTTCCATAGTTCTTTTGATATTTACTGTTTGCCAACCAGTGTATTTAAGTCCGTTAACGGTAATGGAGACTTCATTTTGCACTAACCACCTCCAATATTTGTCCACCTTTTATAAAACCAGGATGGTCAATTTTATTACGTCTTATTATGTCCTTCTCTAAATCAAGTGATCCGTAGAGATCATAAGCAAGTACCAGTGAAGGGACGGTTTGATTTATTTCATGGGTTGCAATTCTGGGTAAGCTTTTATTAGGTTCAGGAACAGCCCTTAGAAGATCTGATTTTAATTCCTGTAATGCACTGAAGATTTCATCATCTGGTATCTCCTCCATTCTCTCATTGATAGAATAAGCTATTTTAGATCTCTCCTTAACTGCTTCATCATATGTATCATACGACTTAGTCACAGTATTTTTAACAGAACTTACAACAGCTATTGTTCTGATGTAGTCAGTAAGGACCTTTTGATTTGTTTTCTGCATTCCACTAGTTATGGTTGAGTTGGTAGAAAAAGTAGGTTCATCACCAAAAGAAAATAATGGCGAGAAGTCAATCTCATTGGTATCAGTTAGCTTTTTGAACAAGCTTCCTAAACCATTTGCCATCACCTCGCTTTCATAAATCTTATTAGGAAGTTTATCTCTTATCTTCTTTAGCTCAAATTGAATATCAGCATAAAACTCTATGTTAACAGCTATTCCTTTTACTAAACCATCTATGGCATCCAAAGCCATTTTATACAAATCCATAGCAGCTCCCACAACATAAGCTGGCATATCTAATATGGAGAAATTAGAAGTAAAATAATCACCTAGTAACGATGAAATACGATCACTAATAGCAGTTATCTTTTGCAGATAATCAATATTGAAGGCTGGTAATTGCTTTAAGCCCGCTTCAATTAAGGTCATGCTAAAACGAGTAATTCGCCCTTCTTCGGATGATTCTTTGATTTTACATTCTGTACAAACAACTTTCTTGGTTCCAAGATAAGGATGTACTAATGATCCGGGTTCATCCATTTCGCAAGCCGTAATTAACCGATCCCTATTAAATGAATAGTCATTTCCAATAATAAATCCCTCGATAGTAAAGGATCTGGCTTTTCTGCCTAAGTCTTCAGTATAGGGTAGGTCTCTGGCAGGATATTCATGAATAGCCGTTCGTCTACCAAAACCAGCTTCATGTTTTTCTACCTCAAAACAAACTCCTCTAAAGCTGGCTCTTCTGAGTTTATCTTTGTAGTTCATGGAGTCACCATTGTGTAGCCAAGCGATAGATCAAGGGGAACCCCTTCGTTTTTGCCCTCTTGCACCCTGACACCCTTGGGCATATTTTCGAAGCTGACCTTTAATGAGGCTCCTTTTTCAATTCTTTTTGTTGTTTGATTGGTTAAATTATTTTTGATTATCTTAGTTGCTCCTACTGGACCTGCGGGCTTAATTCCAGTAGCTTGCTTGATATTGCTTGAAGCCTCTATATTAAATCCTATCTTTTTCTTTAGAAAGTCTGGTAGATAACTGCTCAGGGTTTTAAACTTAGATGTTATAGAGGAAACAGTGGTATTAAAAAGCTTCTTTATCTTAGCTATAGTAGATGTAATGTAGTTGCTGGCTAACTCGATTGTACCCGTTATCTTATCATTAATAATAGCAACCCCATCATTAAATTCTGATTTTATTCCTTTCCATAAACTAGTAAAAAACTTACTTACCTTACTCCATCTACTAATGAGGACATATGCTCCTGTTCCCAATCCCGCAATTAATGCCGCTACTGCACCAATAGGGCTGATTAACACTGTAAACATAGCCGCTATGCCTCCTATAACCGGCATTAATGACCCAATACCTGTAGCCATAAATCCGATAGCAGCTAACATTGGGCCTAATGCTATCGCTACCGTTCCTATTATGGTTCCCCATTTGAGCATTTCAGGACTTGATTTTGAAAGACCTTGAATGAAGCTCGATATCTTTTTAGTAATATTAGTAAAAACCTCCAGTAATCCACTACTGGCAATGCTTATTTGTAATCCCTCTAAGGCACTTTTAAAGGTCTTTATCGCTCCCATCGCTCCTTTCATTTGAGCCTGGGCAATACGATTAGCTGTTCCTGTGGAATTAAGAAGTTGATTTTTAAGATCCTTAACCGATTTAGCACCTTGACCTATGAGAGCACCAAATACAGGACCTGCCCTTTTACCAAAGACTGACGCTAAATCGGAAGCATTGGCTTCTGCATTTTCAAACTCTTTAATTACCGTAATTAACGATTTAACATTGCCCTTAGAATCAATGATATTATCTTTTGGGATACCTAATTTACTTAAAACCTCCTTAGCTTCTGTGGTTGGTTTGGCAAGACTTATAAGCATATTTCTAACTGCTGTGCCTGCTTCTTCCGCCTGAATACCGGCATTACCTAAAGTTCCTATTACTGCGGCGGTTTCTTCTAATTTAATACCCATAGATGATGCGACAGGAGCTACTTTTTTAAATGACTCTCCTAGCATTTGAAGATTAACATTGGAGCTTGTGAAGGTTTTAACTAAGACATCATTAACTCTAGATAGTTCTTTTACTTCAAGTTTATAGCCGGTCAAAATATTAGAGACGATATCAGCGGACTCACCTAAATCCATTTGAGCGGAGGCAGCTAGTTCTAGTGTACCTGGTAAAGCTCCTAGGATTTGATTAGTCTTAAATCCAGCCATAGCCAAAAAACCCATTGCATCAGCAGCTTGTGATGCCGAAAACTGGGTTGTACTTCCTAGTTTTTTTGCTTGTTCTTGTAGTGCTTTAAATTGATTATTAGTGGCACCACTTAAAGCTTGAACTTTATTCATAGCCAGTTCAAAGTTAGCAGCTGTTTTAATGGTAGAGGCACCAAATAATCCTACTGGCAAGGTTAAACCTATAGAGGCTTTTGTCCCAATGTTCTTAGCTCTATGACCAAATCGTCTTAAGGACCTAGTAGCTTCTCCTATACGTAACTTGGTTAGATAATAGGCGTTATTCATCTGTCTAATTTGAGCCGTTACTTTGTTTATACTAGCAGACATAACCTTAAATGGCTTAGTTTGACCAAGTAGGCGCATTTTCCTTTTGGTTATGACAGTAGCTTTCTGAAGTGGTTTAAAGCTCCTAGTAGCACTTTGAATTGGGCCTGTGATTTTATTCATGTTCCTAGTAGCATTAGCTATTGGTTTTGAAAACTTATCAACGGCCTTTAGAACAATACTAACGGGTAGTTTTTTGCTCATATTCGCTTATCTCCTTAATCCTATCCATCCAGAAATTTAACTTGTCTGAGGAAAGGTTCCAAACATCAGACAATGAGCCAGAAAAATAATGAGCGATAAGACCAATACACTGCTTTAGGTCTACTGGCCATCGCCCATAAACTTTCCCATCATTTCTGCAATCTTCATAGCATCGGATAGTTTTAGATTCTTTAGTATACTAGGGGGATACCCTGATAAATTAGAAGCTAGTTCTAATAGATCTTTCATCGTTACTTTATCAGAAAAATGATAAATGTCCCCAGCTACGGGATCTCTAAATGAAAGCTCGGTAATTGTCTCATCACCAAATTGTAATGACTTTTTAAGTTTGTACTTTTCCATTATTTAATCTCCTGCATATCTTCACCTTCAAATCTTACCGGTATATTTCCTTCTTCAGTCTGACCGGTAAGGCCATCGTTATTAACTGAGAATGCGCTAGATAAAACCATACTTTTACCGTTGGCCAATTCTAATGTAACGGTAGAGTCGGTTAAATCAGCTAAGCTCTCCATACTGAAATCTATATGATCAGTAATCTCCCCTTCAATGAAAGGTACAGTTCCTGCTTCCTTATATCCTTGTATTGTTCCATCGGCTCCAATTACCGATTCTCTATGAGGTTTACCAAGTCCATAAGTAAAAGCTCCTTTGGCTCTAAGTAACTCACCATCAATCTTTAAATAAATCTTTCCTCCTATTCTTAAGCTCATAACGCACTCCTAAATTAGAAATTGAAATTGGGCAGCAAAGCCTCTTGCCTGGTTAATGAGATCTGGTGATAGCTTGAAATCTAGCCGATTAGGGTCAGATTCGTTTCTTTCTACAATCAAATCTTCTTTAAATTGAGCTAATCCTTCAACCAGACCTTTCTTTTCCATTCTGCTAAACCAAGATACAGCTTCTGCTTTTGCAACCTTGGGAGTAATAACTTTTTGACCCGCTGCAAATTTAGCATTATCACCAGCTAATTTATGTCGGGCATATTTACGAAGAAACAAGTTTCTAAAGTCATATCGTAGGTAAGAGAGAGTAAATAGAGTATTGATATCCAGATAACTTGGGTCATCTGCTCCTTGATTATTCTTTTTGTAGGTAGTGATAATCCGCTCAATAGCAACCTTACCACCACTAGTTGCCTTAATTGATGATATGCCGTCATACAGTAATAAGTTTCTTTCCATAAGATCAAATCGATCAGTTTGATTAGCAGGGAGTATTCCTGGTAGTTCTAATGTCTGCAGTGGCCTTGCTGGATCGATTGATAAATGAAAGGCAGATATAGAGGCTGCTACTGATGCTATTACTTCTGGAGTTTGTGGCATTTTGTAAGTAGGAATTAGGCTCAAGTGTTTTGAGTTTCTACTGTTACCCAAAGTAGCTAGCCTGGCATGAGATAAATTGGCAGCACTAAAGGCATGTCCTTCAATTTGCCTGGTCGCACTCCATCTGCTTGTTAATTCGGTTTCTATTACGTTCAGGTTGGAAGCGTCAGTATAGGGCATTACGATGATATTATATTGTTCATCACCTAAAAGAGGGAAGATGGGGGAAATATCTGGGTTAGATGTACCTCCAGACATTGGGTTGATAGTAGAGGTTATTCCTTCGGGTAATTCTTCATCATAATAACCAAAGCGCAGACCAATAAAGTTACTGTTTTCACCTTTATGTTTGGCGGTGATGTGGAGTAATCGATCTTTTACCGATGATATTACAGATAAATTGGCATTGTAATTAATGGCTTTATTTAGCTTGGAAAGAATAGTTGACGGGGTGTCGCTCTTTAATGTCAAGACCTCTATTTTGTTACCAGCTATATATAATGTAATGGTTCCAGTTTTTGTAACTTTGCCTTCAAACCCAATAGATCCGGTTGCCTGTACTCCATTTGGATTATCGTCTAATGCGATAGCCCATGTTTCAATTACGTTATTTGCTTTAAGTCCAGCTGATAGCATTGAGCAAAGCATTGAACCACTGCCGAAGAATTTAGTGGCTTCAGCTTGGTTAGTGATTCTTGTTAACTCTAATGCCTTTTTACTCCCAGTATCTAATCTTTGACCGACATAAAGGATTTTAAAAGGTTGTTGGCTAGATCCTTGAACAGCTCTGCTATTATCAAATTCAACAGCTACAAAGGGAACTCTTTGATTGTTGGGTATCTCATTGAAAGTAATGCTCATTTTGTTCTCCTTCTGATTAATATAACGTCTTGATCTTTTAGTCTTCTTGACCAATAGCTGTTAAGTTCTACATAGATACCTTTATTCGGTAAGGGTTGTTTGGTAATCGGATCTCTTACGATTAGGTTTTTGATTGGTTTGATTTTTATCTTCATAGAACACCTCCTCATAGAGGTTATTCTGATCTTTCTATGAAGAGGGTAGATTTATGCTTATATTATTTAATTGATTATTTACTTTTTGAAACTCAGCCTCAGTACAATACTTCACCTCATACACCAAACTAGCAATACCAATCAACTTATCAGCATTAGAATCAAGGCCAATTTCTGTCTCGATCAATGTAATGTCACTAAACAGATCATCCAGAGCTTCATTATTTTCCATAACCCTCTCAACCGCAATAGCCAAATCATCAATAATGTCATCTAAATCATTGGTAGCGCTAGCAGCAATATCAACGACTAATTGAAGGGTTCTCTCAAATTGCCTTGGTGAATCGTTGATTATACGTAATGTTTCCGATCTGGTATAAATACTAATTGCCGGT